TATGCGGCGTGCCCGTGTCAATGCTCAAAGCGAACGATCCGAACCTTGCCTCGGCAACGGTGGGCTTTGCATCCTGGCGTGAGAACACTACCCTTCCGTATTGCCGACAGGATGAGGAGTTTTTGAACAACGCTCTTCTCCCCATCTACAGCATCGAAGATGACGCGTTTTTGGCCTATGACAACCCGGTGCCGGAGAATCGGGAGGAGATTCGGGCGGATGTCGTGGCCTACGTTGGGGCTGGCGTGATGACCCGCAACGAAGGGCGGCAGAGAATGGGCGAGGAGCAGGTGGACGAGGAGAACGCGAACAAGTTGTTAGTCCCCGCCGGCCTACAACCGATTGACCGGGTGGGGGAGATGCCCGCGATGGGTCCGCTGTCTTTTACGATGGGAGGAAGCAATGCTGGAAAATCCATGCGTGGTGAACCTGACGGAAATGCGGAGGTCAATGCTGGTAAGGCTGGGCCGCGATCTCACGCCGGAGGATTGGCTGCAATTAAGCAATCTGAATATACTTATGCCAGACATCAACATAAAGGCGACGACACCGCCCGCGACGGAGAAAAAGAAAAGTTGATCCGCGAAATGACGGGGAATCTTAATGCGGTATTCGCCAAGCAACGTCGGAGGGTCGAGGCGGCCTTGCGCGGCGATGACCTGACGCAGCTTGACGGCAAGGCGTGGGGTTCGATTCTTATGAAGGGTGAGACGCCTATCATGGCCGAAATCAACAGCATTCTCGCCCAACTTCACCAATACAATCCCGACATCGCGGAGGCGATCTCCCCATACATCAATGCCCAACTCGCTCAGGGTGGGGCGATGGGGCTGGCTGAAATCAATCTGCCGGCGGATACATTCAGCGTCACCAACCCCCGTGTTGCGGAGTTCCTGGATTCCTACAGTGTGCGGCTGGCCGGGAAGATCAACGATTACTCGATTGAACGCTTGTCGGCAACGCTGGCCGATGGTGTCTCGCAAGGGGAGTCCGCCTCCGCCCTCGCTCAAAGAGTGGGCGAGGTCTATGACGATTTTAGCGGGTATCGTTCAGAGATGATCGCCCGCACGGAGTCGGCCCGGGCGTATGTGGCGGGTTCGGAACGGGCGTGGGTGGAGTCGGGCGTCGTGGAGAAGAAGAAGTGGCTTCTGGCTTCGGCGGCTTGCCCGATTTGTTCTGCGATTGCCAAAGCGTTCCCCGATGGCGTCCCTCTGGATACGCCGTTCTTTCCGTTGGGTTCCGAGATTCCGCTGCCCGATGGTCGCTCGTTCAAGGTGGACTACACGAGCATCATGGGACCCCCTGGGCACCCCCATTGCTTACTGCCCGATACCCTTGTATCGTCCCGTGGCGTCGTCGCGGCGCTCCGAGCTTGGTACAGCGGGAACGTCATAACCGTAAGATTTGCATCGGGGGCAGAGGTGACCGTTACCGAGAATCATAAATTCCTGACCCCGCAAGGATTCGTCTATGCCAAGTCGCTTTGCAAGGGAAGCGATGTAATCGGCAGCGTCGGAGGAAAGACCATCCACAACCCAGACCGCTACGAACGTCCAACCAAGATCGCGGATATATTTAGTTCGCTTCGGATGTCTATCGGCGTGTCTGCCGGCAGCGTGCCATCGTCCCCCAAACACCTCCACGGCGATGGAATATTCTGTGATGGCAATATCGACATTGTATCGACCAAACGCCTTCTGGGGGGCGCAACGCAATCCCCGTTCTTCAAGCATGGTGATGAGTTGCCGCTCTGTGCCGGATGGGGCCGACTTCGCCTCAATGCTTTGGGCGATACGGACACGATGCTGGTTGGATTGTCGCTTGCCGCGAATGGCATCATGCGAGGACTTCGCCCAAGCGCAACGTTCGCTTTGGCTGGCGTGGGCCATGCGGTTGAACATGCTCTCGCTCCGGTTGCGTGGGACAACGCCACCAGCCAACAACATGCGGGAAACAACGGAACGGCTGACACTCAGGCGATTAGCGGCCTGCTTAACGCTTTCTCCCGCCTTGTGGCGTTGGATAAGGTTGTCAGTGTCGATACCAGTTATTTTTCTGGACATGTGTATGACCTCCAAACTGAGAGCGGATTATACAACGCCAATGGGGTGATTACAAGTAATTGCCGGTGCGGAGTTACTGCCATTGTGAAGGAAGATTAAAATGAATACCGAAGAAATCAAGCTCGCCATCCGCAAGCGGCACAAGCTCGCCGATGGAGCCGACGTGCGTATCATCGCATCCTCGCTGACGCTCAAGGGATTCGAGGAAAGCGACCCGTACAAGTTCACTGCCCGCATGACCACAGACTCGCTGGACCGGCAGAACGAGGTTGTGTTGCCGCAGGGGGGCGACATGAAGGAGTTTTTAGCTACCGGAATCGTGAGTTTCAATCACGACTACAGCAGCCCCGTTGGATTCCCCAACAAAAACAAAGCGGTCATCCGCGGCGAAAACTTCATCGAGGCCGGAATGGTCTTTATGAAACGCCCCGCCGATTATCAGCGCGAGTTCTTCCCCGACTTCGCGCGGGCTTTCGTGACGCAGGCAACGGAAGCGGGGATTCGCCCGGGCGTGTCCATCGGGTTCATTCCCATTGAATCCCGGTTGCCCTCGAAGGCAGACAGGGAGCGGTGGGGTGGGGATATTCAACTCGTCCACTCGAAATGGAAGTTGCTGGAGCTGGCGATTGCTCCAGTTCAGGCGAATCAGGATGCGGTGGTGACGGCGGTGGGCAAGGGATTGATGAAGCGGGAGGTTGCGAAGGCGGTGGGGATCGTGGTGCCCGATACGATTGTCGTGAAGGCACCCACGCCGGCCCCGGCCCCCCGCCCCATCGTGGAACACATAGTATGCGTGGTGCGTTCGCGGCGTGGCGAGTCGGTGGGGGAGATAGCGGCCAAGGTTGATCGGCAGGTGACCAATACGCTGATGAAGGCGTTTGGGAAACTTTACGCTTGACAAACTCTCAAGCTCATGCGTAGGCTACTGATGTCGATTGGCTCTGCGGCTGCTGAGTCGGATGGTCGCTCAAGACACGACCGAGCTGAATAGCAACGCCCCGCCCCTCTGAGCCGAATGGGTTCGCCCGAGTCGGATTGAGGATGGCAAGCCGGACTTCCCGAAAGGGAATCACCCGCTTTCCTACCTCTTTTCACAGGCGAACCATGAAAATCACCTTCAAAGACGCCAACGAACTCAAGGCTCACGCCCTCGAAATGGTGCGTGAACTTGAGGAAACCGGCCTGACCCACGCGAAAGCTCTCGCCAAGGTCAATGCGTACCTCACCAAGTCCGAGTTCTGTTCTTCCGAAGGCCACATCCTGAAGCTGACCCTGGAAGACGACCCCGACAGCACCCACGACACCGACAACGACAGCAAGGCTCTTGTTGCCGCCGTCACCGCCGGCGTCAAGGAAGCCATGAAGGGAGTCACACTCAACACCAACGGCAAAGCCCCCGGCGCTGCCCCCGATGTCACCGTTACGCGGGAAGACTGGGAAATCCTCTTCGATAAGAAGGGCGCGAAGCACAAGAAATCCACCTACGGCTTTGATTCGGTCGCCGAGCAAGCCTTGGCGATTTTTTATGAAACCACGAACAAGCACAACGACCCCCGCCTGGGCCTGATCCGCAAGGCTCACAAGGCTTATGGCAAGATCCTCGCCGACGATGCTGCCAACAAAGCGACCCCGACCACCTACGCCTCCGAACTCGTCGGCGCTGATGGCGGTTACGCCGTCGCCCCCGAATACCGGGAAGAAATCCGCATCCTGGTGCAAGACGAATACTCCCTCCTGTCCCTGACGGACCTCACCCCCACCAATTCCAACGTCGTCAACCTCGTCGCCGACCAAAACGCGCCGTGGGACAACACCTCCGGCATCATCACCGGGTGGCGCGCCCAAGGCACCACGATGAGCCAAAGCAAGCCCGTTATCCAAAATCGCCAAGTCCAGTTGAACGAACTGTATGCCCTTGTTCCAGCGACCGACGAACTCCTGGCCGACGCCGCCCAACTCAACACCCACCTGATGCAGAAGGCCCCGCAGAAGATGGGCTGGCAGATCGACGAAGCGATCTTCCGTGGCACCGGCGCCGGGCAGCCGCTGGGCATCCTGACTTCTCCCGCCTTGGTTGTGGCCGCTTCTACCTCCGGCGCCAGCACTTGGACCCCGCTGGACGTGTCGAAGATGATTCCGCGTATCCTCAAGGGCATGACCCGCACCATCAATGCGGCCTGGTTTATGACCCCGCTGGCCTACGCCTACATACTGAATCTGTCCATCAACTCCACCACCGGCTTCCCGGTTGGACTCAAGCAGATGACGTTGGAAGGCGGCATGATTCCCACGCTCCTTGGAATGCCGGTCTATGAAACGCAGCACTGTGCGGCGTTCTCCTCGCAGGGCGACATCATCCTTGCCGACTTGAAGCAGGGCTATGCGTCATTCCAGAAGGCTGAAGGCATGGACTTCGCCAGTTCGATCCACCTGTTCTTTGATGCCGGTGCCACGGCCTTCCGGTGGCGTCACCGCATCGGCGGCGAGCCGTACCTCAAGACTGCCGTCACCCCGCCGCAGGATACCGC